ACTGAAATTATCTATATTTTTAGATAAATAATGTATAAATATTATTATAACTATTATAACTATTATAAATATTATAACTTCCATTATTTTAATACTAGAAAAATAAAAAAAAATTTATTTATTAAAACTGATATAAAAATATTATCCTATACATGTACCATCTTCTCCCTTTTCACCACATGGAGATTCATTCATTTTTCTAATTGTATCAGCTGATAAACAAACGGTGTCGGCTGAATCGGGTGATGTTCTAATACATAACTTATTATTAAAAGTAACACTATTACCTCTAAATTGTAAATTATCACCATAAATATGAAGATTATTTGTTCTACTATTTTCATTAATACTAGTTAACCTACTCATATCAGATGTTTGTTGTGAATTTCTTAATTGTTCTCGTAGATTATTATATTCACTACGAATTATATACTCATTTTCTCCTGTGCCAATCTTTCCCCAATTACCATTTTCGGATACTTTAAGACCATAATTTCTTCTGTCATTTGCGATATTATAGTGACAATCACGTTTTTTGATATAATCATTCAAATTATTTAGATTGTTTGCATTAGTTATTTTTCCATAGAAACCTATCTGATCACGAATCTCTCCCCAATTACCATTTTTGGATACTTTAAGACCATAATTTGTTGCGTCATTTGCGATGTTATGGTTACATTGTCCTCGTTGTATATACTTTTCGGGTGGATATGCACCCACTTCATGTGATGTTATTTTACCATATGATCCAATTTTAGTACCAATCTCTCCCCAATTACCATTTGCGGATACTTTAAGACCATAATTTTCATTATCGCTAGCAATGTTACATTTACAATCGCGTTTTTTGATATAAAGACCGGGATCTCCTAAACTATCAGCAGTTGTAATTTCTCCATAAAGTTTCTGAATAGTAGGATGTACATCTTTCCATGTAGCATAACCTCTTTCAACAAAGTTTTTAATATAATTATTATTTAGCCCTTTTAATTCAGCAATATCAGCATTGAGCTTTCCTATTTCAGTAATTTTTTTGGCATACTCTTCAGCAGTTCTATATTTATTTTTATTATGCATATCTTGATTTAGATTATATGCCTCTAATTCTAAATCTTCTACTTTTTGTGATAGATCTGCAATAGTTTTTTCATAACCTTTATCTACCCATTCTGTATTTTTATCATTAATCTCTTTATCACATATATTTCTTGTTACATATTCTGAAGTATCATTTATTAATTTTTCGCAATCTTCAAAATCTTTCTTATATTTTTGGGCATTTTTATCGTTTTGATCTGCTCTTGAAGTTTCTAAATCTTTAGCTGTTTTAGTTACATAAAATCCGGTATCAACTCTGTTTTTATATAAATCTCTTTCATCTTGAATACTTTTATTATACTTAATTTTATCAATTAAATTTTTATCTAAACATGCTTTTTTATCGTCACCAAAACATAATTTATTTTTAAATGTTGTATTTTCAGATAGAATTTTTAAATTATCACTAGCAATTTCTAATTTATCGCCAACAATTGCACCAATATTAATATTTCCTTTGCATACACCTGGGGTACCAGTTGTACCAGCTGAACCTTGAGCTCCTCTGGGTCCTCGTTTAATATATATAATAGTAGGTTCGAGATATGTATCTTTACTATATAATTCACTTTCTTTCCAATTCGATGGATATTTACCTAATAATTCATTAGATTCAAAATCAAGAAATTTAATAGGACCTAAATCAGCCTGTGGCAATTGTTGAAAAAATTCAAAATTAATATTATAATTAATATATAAATAAAATATTAATAATATAATAAATATTATTAATAATAAATAATTAAAATTATTCATTCTTAATTAGTTAATATAAAAAAAAATGATATATAGATATTATTAAATTTTAATATTAAATGGATTGTCAAGATTGGACGGAAGTAAAAATTGGTGGTGGAAAAATTAGTAATGATAAAAAAAAAACACCTGTAGTAAATAAAACAAATTATCAAAATATGCCTGGTACAAAACAATTGAAAAAATTAGAAGAGGATGAAATTGTTACAATTGAAAAATTTAAATTAGATGATTGTAAATTAATAGAGCAAAAAAGAACAATGTGTAAACTAACGCAAAAAGATTTAGCAACACAATTAAGTATACCATTTACAACAATTAGAGATTTAGAAAATGGAAAAGGTGAAAAAAACAAGACATTATTTAGTAAAATTAATAGATATCTTGATAATAAAATTAAAAATATGAAATAAAAATAAAAATAAATTTTTTTGTTTTAAAAACATATAAAATAAATATATTAATTATTTAATATGGAAAATAAATTTGTTTCTATTATAATACCATTATATAATGGTATAGAATATTTAGAAGAATCAGTTAATTCTATATTATCACAAACATATAAAAACTGGGAATTATTAATAGGAATAAATGGTAAATTTAATGATGAAAAATTCAAAAATGAAGTTAAAAATAAAATAGATAATTTAATAAAAAAATATTCAGATAATAATTTTGAATTAAAAATTATAAATTTTAATTTTAAAGGAAAATCAATAACATTAAATAATTTAGTTAGTCATGCAAAATATGATTATATAGCATTATTAGATGTTGACGATAAATGGGTTAATAATAAATTAGAGTTACAAATAGAATATTTAAATGACTATGATGTAATTGGTACATCATGTGAATATTTTGGCGATATAAATAATTATACTCCAACAATACCATATGGTGATATATCTAATTTTGATATATTTAAATATAATCCGATAATTAATTCATCAGTAATAATAAAAAAGGAATTAGCAAAATGGTGTGAGGACGATAATATAATAGAAGACTATGATTTATGGTTTAAATTATATTTTGAATCAAAAAAAATTTATAATATAAATAAAGTATTATGTTATCATAGAATATCTAAAAATTCAGCTTTTAATCCAACTAACAGTAATAATTTAGGTATTCTTAAAAATAAATGGTTAAATGTTAAATATATTAATAATTAAGTAATTTATTTAATGTAACTAGACATAGCATAGATCTATCACTAATATCAAAGCCAGTAGATGTTGTAAATAGGTTTAATAACTGTTTAACATCAGTTGCACGTAAACAATGACAAATATAATAATATACATCTCTGCCAGTAATAAGACTGTTATATACAGTGACTTGTCTATATCTTAATCTACCAAGATGAAATCTAATTAATGGTACAAAATGTTTATCAATTTCTTTATTCATTTTAAAGATATTTTTTTTCGAATTATATGATGTAGTAGCGATATATAATTTATGTATTTGATCTTTAATAGTGCATATTGATGTATGAATTAAATATGTCGGATCTATTTCTTTACCATTATTATCATATAATTTTTCAATATTTGGATTATAATCCCTAATATAATCATTAATATGATAATCTATTCTATTTTTCATGTATGTTACTAAAAAATTATACCAAGGATTTGGATTACACGGATCAGTATCTTCTCTATATTTAATATGATCTGGTGATATTTTAGCTAAAGAATATCCAATATCAGTCATTCTTTTAATAATAAAACCATAAGTTGTATTATCTTTATTTAAAATATAATTATTTGCATCATCTACATTAACAAATTTTTTAGGATAAATAATTCCATATTTCTGAAGATTAATAAATGGATCAAATATATCTACATCAGCAAGATTACTAATATATTTTGAATCAATATGAACTAAATGCATATAATTATTTCCTAAAATATTTGAATAATCAATAATATGTTTATTTTCATGATGTAAAAGTACGAAAATATATGATATTTCTTTATTTAGATAATTACAAAAATCGTTTCTAATCTCTGAAATATCTAGTTGTTTATTTGAATAAGAATATAATACCTCATCAAACATTGTTCCATGTGATTTTGTAGGATGAGAAAACCACGAACTATTAATATCAGGACAACTTGTTGTACCAAAATGCCATTTATCTTTGTAATAATAACATGTAATCATAGTACCATCATATGCTTCTAAATATTGATCATTAATATTATGAACATATGAATCATTATTAATTCTAACTGGAATACTATTAGAATAAGATACAACGATATTTTCTTTCGGTGCATCAAAATCTAATACAACACTTCTACACATATCATATAATTCTTTAAATTGATCGATATCATCTCTAATATATGTATTATGTAATAGTAATATATTTTTAATACCTTTAAATTTTTTAACTTGTAATGCAGGCCAAAAGTTATTTTTTTTTAAAATACTAATTAAAATTTTGGAATAATCTTTATCTTCATTAATATTATTATCATATTCATTATATGTTGCATTAATTAAATCATTTAAGGTATTGATATTGGAATTTTGATTTACTTGCATATTGGGAACTATTGTAATTTATATAATTATAATATAAATTAATATTTATATCATTTTTTTTTTGCATAAGTATCTTGATTTTTTTCATTATTTTTTTTAATTTTATCTAATTTTTTTAATTCTTTTAATATTTTTTTACTTTCTTTTTTATTTTTACTAATATCTTTTCTTAATTTAATTTTATTATCTTTTTCTTTTTTAATATTTTTTAATACTGTATCGATTGTTTTTTTATCTTTTTTATTTTTCGTTTTCTTATATTTTTTCTGAACTTCTTTATATTTTTTATCTAATTCTAATAATTTTTCTACTATTTTTTTTAATTTGATTTCTAATTTATTAATTAATTTAAAATTTTTGTACGATTCTTTTTCTTTTTTATTTATTAGTTTCTTTAACTCTTTTATCCCTTTTGATCCACCTTTCTTGCTTTTGTCTTTCTTGTAAGGCGCAAAATGAGGCCTAGACTTGGGTTGTTTATTGGATTTAGCCACGAGGGCATGTTGAATACTGCCTCTCCAACCAAAACTTGATTGAATTGGACCTCCGGGTCGATGGCCTTGACGCGAAGAATTATCTTTATCATCTTTGGTATTATCAATCATGCCTCTCGAAAAAGGAAAGGGGGTTCCAACCATTCTCGGACCCGCTTCATAATCATTAATATTTCCATCAGAATCATGCATTAATATCTCTGGGTTATTTAAAATTAATATAGCATGACCTACATTTTCAGCAACAGTATTTAATGCATATCTTAATCCAAGTAAATCATCAAAATTTAGATTAATAATTACATCTTTGGAAGTTTGAAAAGAATTTATTAATGCATTTGCAAAAACATCAAACATCCAAGAGTTAATACGTTCCATATGTCTTTCAACAAAATCTCTGCTAATAAATATTTCTTTTATTTGTATTATTTCTTCTGATAAACTTTTAAAAGATTCTGTAAATAATTGAAATAATTGTGCCAATATATTACTAGATTTAATTTGAGTTAAATCAACTTTATTAAAATATAGTAGGGCAAATGCTCCAAACATCATTAAATAGTTAGTTGTTTCATGATGTAAAAATTGTATAGGAATATATTGTCCTTTATTTTTAATTCTTAATCTATCAAATGATGCAAATGTAATTGCAATAATAAAAGATATTTTATTATGAAATAAAATATTTTTTTGAACGTCTGGTCCATGCATAGCATTCAAATCATGATTAATTCTACCAAACATTTCTTGCCAAGTTTTTGCAAAATTTTTACTAAATAAGAACTTAATAAATGCACCTTGTTTACCAATTGCTTCATTTATTAATTTTAATTTTAAACTATCATCAGTAATATTTACAGGTTCATCATATGAGAAAAATATAGTTGGAGCGAAATATTTACGTCGTATAAATTCTGTGTATTGATATTTTGGTAATAATTGATCTCTAACCATTCTTCTAAAATTTTGTTCTTGCAAATCTTGTTTTTGCGATGATGGAATTTGTCCTTCTCTTTTTGCTCTTGCTAATTCATAATTTAAAGCAGCTTCTTCGTTTTGAAGAGCAACTAGTTGAGGATCTGCTGCATCAAGATGTAATTCAAATTCTAAAGGAAATCCTAAATTATCTTTTTTAATATTTTCACGTGTTCCAAAAGTTTCATTAATCCCATCTATATCATCATCTAAATATATTTTTAATTCGTATGCTTCTTTATTACTATCTCTTCTATTTTTTTCTTGTTTTTTAGTTTCTTGTTTTTGTTCGCGCCGTGAGTTAAAATTTTCTGGTTGAAAAACATCAGGTGCATTCCTTTGTCTAGCAGATTTTCTTACTTCTCCTCTAGCCACAGAACTACTCATTTACACTTTTCTATATAATAAAAATATATAAAAATAATTTAATATATTAATATAAAATGACAAAAACTGATATTGAAACAAAAAGTGAAACTGGTGATAGTTTTGTAAATAAATTACCAAATCTTATTTTAACCCCTTTTTTTGAAAATAACTCTTCGTGGCCTTCATATCATATTAGACCAGTTTATGAAGATACATCATATCAAAATACACCACTTACAAATTCATATTATAATACAGCAAATAATATTGCAAATACTATTCAATCACAAAGTCATACATCTCATACAAATAATAATGCAACAACTGTAATGTATCCAACAATGCCTTATTATATTCCTGCTCAAAAAGTAGGAGAAAATATCCCTCCGGTACTTAATCCTCCAATGGATGTTCAAAGACAACAACAATTGTGGTATTATCAACATTATATTCCAACAGTACATAATACAGTATGTTAATTTTTTTAAATTCTCTAATTAAAATAGAATATGAACGAATTTATATTTTATCGTAGAAAATTAGTCGATAATAAATATAAAAAAATATATAAAAAAGGAAAATCAAAAAAAGAATATGTAAAATCTCAAGGAAAATATGTATTATTAACAGTTTATAAGAAGAATTTAGAAAAAAAAAATAAAAAAAAAGGAGGTAACTTTGATAAAAATTTAAAGAGTTTAAAATCGCTATTAAGAAAAAAAATAAAGGGTGGCGCAGATAGCATAACTACTACTGATATTAATTTTGATGAACAAGGTAAATATATACAATCACCTGAATGTAAATTGATATTTGAAAATCCAGAAGCATATGGATTAACTAGAGCAGAATTAAATGATACAAGTAGTAGTGATGCTATTAGAATAATGGAATCAAGATTTCCAAATTCGTCTAGTGGTGGTGGGAAAAAAGGTAAAAAGAGAGGTAAAAAAAAGGGAGGATCATATATAGAAGACTATTTAGCAAAAATAAATTCTGGTGGTAATTAAAAAAATAATTAAAGATTAATATTACAAAAACAGTTATTAATATCAATTCTTGTCCATGTTATTATTTCATTATCATTATCATTCTTTCCTAAAAATTTTCTACATTTTTCACATATAATTAATTTTTTTTTTAAAAAATCATCAAATTCATTATTATTATTGGTTATAACATATAATTTTTTTTTCATAAGAAAATAAATTACTCTATTAAAAAAAATGATAAAAAATATATATCATTTTTTTATTATAAATGCAAGTTAATAATAAAAATCATGGAAAGAAATGGACTTCAAATGATTATAAAGTATTAGATAATTATATTGAAAATCATGAAGTTATTTTTTCAGAAAATGTAGAAGAATTAGCAAGTATTCTTGAAAGAAATTATTATGGTATTGAATATAAAATATTAGATTATATTTCTAAAGAATTTGATTTAATAGATATTGATAAAAACAAAATTTTATATAAAAAATTCAAGTTTTTAAACAAAAAAAATATAGATGATTATGTTATCAGTAAAAAATTTATTACAAAGAAAGAAAAGTTATATTATTACTTAATTAATATATCATGTGTAATTGAAAAAAGTAAAATAAATAATAAAGAAGAAGTTCATGAACTAATTAATAATATAAATGATTTAATTGATAATAAAAAATAAATAAAAATTATTAATAATTAAATTTATTATTTTTTTCTAGAATTTATATCAGCAACAAAATTATTTAAATTTTTACTTTGTATATAAATAGTTCCTGGTCCTACAAATTTCATACCAAAAACTTCTCCACCAAATAAAGTTCCTAACATGTTCTTTCCCAATGATTCAATAGTATAGTTCATATTTTTATTAGCAGCCAGAAAACAACCATTATCTATTATAATTTCTTCATTTGTTTTTAATTCTATTTTTTCAAAAGTACCATAACTAGCTAACCAAAATTTTCCCGATTTATCATCACTTTGAATTAATGGCATCATAAATCCTTCGCTTGTACCAATACCAAAAAAACCCCTTGCAACTACTTGTGAAGAAATTTTTAAATTTTCTGTAGAACATAAAAATGACCCTCTAGATATACACCATTCTGTATTTGGATTGATATCAATTTCAACAATATCACCTGGCATATCACAACCTAATGCAATTTCTCCACTTTTTTTTTTACCAGTATATTTAGTAATTAACATATCTTCACCTCCTAAACCTCTCCATAATGCTTTACCAATACCATCAAATTTAATTTCACCTTTTTCAACATCACCTTTTAAATAAATTAATGATCCAGGAGAAGTTAATACGGATTGGTCGATTTTAAGTGATATTTTTAAAAATGTAGAACCAGAAATACCATTTTTAGTAGTTTTAAATAATTTAGAAGTTTTAGTTAATTTTGATTCTATATTTTTTTCATTTTTTTTAGAATTTTCTATTTTTTCTTGATATTGTTCTGATACTTGTTGTTGTTGTTGTTGTTGTGGTTGTTGTAGTTGTTGTGGTTGTTGTGGTTGTTGTGGTTGTTGTGGTTGTTGTACAATATCTTTTTTATCATCTAGAAAATCTAAAAAACCTCCTTTTTTTTTATTTGAGACTGCTTTTTTTTTATTTGTGTCTTCTTTTTTTTTCATTACTACTTTTATAGTATAAAATATTTAAATAAAAGTAAATAAACCAATATTTTTAATAGTATTATTTAAATAATTAATATCTAAAATATTAATTTCAATATCATCTTTAAAAGACCAACTTAATTTTATTTTAAATTTTTCATAAGAAGTTATTAATTTGGGTATTTCTAATAAAATATTATCTGGTAATTGAAAAATAATATTATCTTTAGAATTTTTAATTTCATATAAATGTGGATATTTATAATTATATAACATAAGTTTGTTTTTATAATAATAAGTTTTAAAAGGAATATCTAAAGAGATGTATCTTCCAAATAAAAAATCACTTTTAAAATTATTAGAATCTAAAATATTTATATAATTATCATTACTCCAATAATAATTATCACCACAATAATATCTACATAGAGAAATAGAATTTATATCATTAGAATTTAAGTTATAAATAATTTTAATACTGAAACGACAATTAGAATGATAAGGATGAATAATATCAATATTATAAATTAAATTTAAAGGATTACTAATCGATAATTTAATATTATTATCAATTAAATAAAGATATGTATTATTATAATAATTAATTTTTTTTAATTTATTATAATTAAAATTATTATAATTTATTACTTTATTATAAAATATTGAATTATTTTCATAATTAAAAGATGTAAGATGATTAATATCATAAGACGAATTAAAAGAGGTTTGATTTTTATTATAAAACCATTTACAATAATTAGTATTGTATGTTTTATTATTTAAATATTTAAAAATATTTTTCCAATGTTTATATTTTAAGTCATTATAACTATCAATCTCAGTAGATCTACTTAATTTAAGTTTTGAAATATAATTTTCATTATATGAATGTTTAAAAAAAGTATTAGTATTATGTATAAATGAAGAAATTAAACATAAATTAGAGATAAAAATAAGAAAATTTTTATACATTTAGTTACATAATTTATATATTAAATAAATTTTATATAATTTATAAATAGATAATAATAATAAATGGAGGGGTCAGTATTTATGTTTGCAGTAATAATTGATATAATTTTGGCATTTTATGCAGGATATTTATCATATAATTGCCGTAGACAAACAGGTGAATTATCAAGATTTATGTTTGCATTTTTAGCATTTATATTAGGTCCAATATATTTAATATACTATTTCTTCGCAAATTATTTAACAGGTAATTGTAGATAAAAAAAAGTACATTTCATAAAAATAATTTAAATTTTAAAAATGTTTTATAAAAATTTTAAAATATTATGAAATGTACTTTTTTTTTATAAATGTTAAATTTTTTTTTGTAAATTTAAAATTTTTATTAAATAAGGATAGATTTTTAATATTATTTAATATATTGTTATCTATATCATAATTTAATATATCAGATGCTATATTAAAATCTGAAATATCAGAAATAACTAATTTATATTTACAATCATTCAAAATAACATTTTTATTAGAAATAAAATATTTATATTTTTTTTTTCTGTTATTTTTAATAATATGTACTAAATCTATATTTATATTATTAAAATAAACATAATGATTATAAAAAGCACTATATAATGCTAATACTAATTGAGTATAAATATTATTAATATGATTTTCAGAAATATAAGATATATTATAATTATCATAATTGTGCATTAAAACAATAGAAGAATCGTTATAAAAATCATCATCAGGTTTATCCAAAATAAAATTAATAAAATTTAACTCATATTCAAAATAACATAAATAATTATTAAAATTAATAATATTTTTTAATTTATGTGATAAATTATATTCATTAATTAAATTATTATAATCCCAATTATGTAATTTAATAATAAAACCTGATATAAAAGATTTTAATAATAATTTATAAAAATTATTAGAATTATATTTAAGAAAACGCAAATCAGTATTTTTAGTAAAAAAGTATAATTTTTCTTTAGATATATTTGTTAAAATAAAATAATTAACAGAAGTATTATTTTCAATTATATTTTTTAAATAATTCATAATAAAAATAACATACTTATTTTTTAAATTATTTGCAAGCAAAATTATAATTCATAACACCATCGGGATTACCGGGAGCATATCTATGTGTGGCCAAACCTTTTGCCCAAGTATTAAGATTTTCAACTGGATCAAATTGTTCTATATTTTTAGGATCAGGTTTAACATCAGAATCATCTAATGGAGTTTCAAAAAGAGGTACATGATTATCTTTAGCGACCATACGATAATTAGTTGGAATTCTATTAAACTTTTCCAGAGCAAATTCTTGTGGATCATTATGTAACCATTGAAATCTATTAACACCAGTACCTCTTAAAGTATTAGATGGATTAGATAATCTAGTAGATTCTTGTGGTGCAAAACAATCACGGGAATTTTCTTGATTATTAATATTACAAGCTTTTTTTATATATTTATTGGGTAAATAAGTTTTAGTATTACATTTCGTATTTTTATAATTTAATCCTCTTAATTCACTAGAATCATCTATAGCAGTACTCATAGTACATGTATTAGGTCCATATTTTTGATATCTTAAAGCGGGATCGGCATTAACATCTTGAGCACAATCTGTACAATCATTGTCGGGAACATTTAAATTATATAATCCAGGACCAATGCTTCTTTTTAATTTTTCTTCATAGCTACATTCATCATAATTTAATCTAGTATCATTGGGATGGGTAGTAGTACTCATTATTACTAATCTCTAATAAAATAATAATATTTTTATTATAAAAAAAATAATATATTAATCCTAACATTTGTTAAAGTTCATTTTGGGTGGTAATGGAATAGATTTATACATAATTGATTGGCATGAACCCAAATGTTTTAATGATGTATCAATTGGTTCGGTTTTGTCATTTTTTACAACATTATCATCAGTTGGTATATAATAATTTTGACCGCATTTTGAAACATATCTAGTTTGTCCTCTTAATTCACTTTCTAAATCAACGATATTACCTTTTATATGCGAAACAGAGGTACCACCAACAAAACCTAATTGATGTCTACATTTATTAGAATGTTCATATCTAAAAGGTGTTAAAATGTAACCTAATGTATCAACACTTTCTTTTAAATTTTGCTTATAAGAACAACTATCATATTTTGTCCTATTAAAACTCATGTTAATCTAATTTATAATAATAAAATAAATTTAAGATTTATCTTCTTTGTTGTTCATATTTTTTGTTAAATTCTGCTCTATTTTTATAAGATCTGGTATCTTCACCGCCATTAGTCCATTGTGGAACTATATTTTCAGGTTTTTGAATTTCTTTCATAAAATCAAGTAATGGATATCCAATACGTTGATCTTTTTCCATAATTGTTTTTTTGCATTTATAAGGATTTGTATCACTACCGCTTAAAATATCTAATTCTTTTTCAATATTACCTTCGGCACCTTTAAATAATGGTGGTGCTTGAAATACTCTAGAAAATAATTGTATGTTGCATCTATCATGTGTTAATGATTGTGGATCATTTCTTAATGCTGAATAATTATCAATTAAATGTTGATCAGATAATCCATAACCAGGTCTTCCCCTTAAATTAGGATGTTGAAGAGTGAATTCTGGTAAAGAACCTTGAACACTATCCGATTTATATTCAGAATATTTATCATATAATGTATAATCAGATATTTCTTTATTATTTGTATCTTTTGAATTTTTCCAACAAGTATCAGATGAAATATTTGTATTAGTATTATATTGTACCTTAGACATATTTAATCCTCTCTATATATATCTAAATTAAAAAAAATAAATAAATAATTATAGTATTGAATTTATTATAATTATCCGAATTTTAAAATAACTAATTAATTTTAATAACACGATCTGTTTCAGATGATCTAACAATATTATCTGATGAAATATATACTAATCCATCATTAAAACCATCTTTTTTTTGTAAATCATTTATAACTTTATTTGTTCCAAAATATTGATGTGATACAACGAAATTAGTAGTAATATTATGTCCTAATGTAACACAAATATCTGAATTAACAATAATAGTATGACCTTTATCTAATATTAAATTATAAACATATTTTGTTTCATATTCTTCTATTAATTTTCCAATTGTAAATGGAAATATCCATTCATTATTATTATTTAATACTGGATGCCATGGTGTAATAAGTGTTCCTGAATTTAATTCAACTAGATTTGTTTTATTATCCTTATTAATATATTTAACAACACAAACAACTTTATTATAATTACCGTACATATCAAGTACAGAATCTCCTTTTTCAATATCTTTAATTTTTTTAAATATATTATTGTCAATTAATATATTTGAATCTTCGTGAAAACATCCATTATTAGAACAGTTAAATGAACTTGAAAATGATTTAGTTGAATAATGTCTCTCTCTATTTTTTATATTATTAGTATCATCTAAATAACTATAATTATTTGAAGGGACCGGGGGTGGTAAATTACTAAAAATTTCATCAATATTATCTCTAATTTTATTAAATAATTTACCGCCATATTTTTGAATACTAGTATCTTTAAAATTATTGCATCTTTCTTCAATATGTGCTTTTTGAAAGGATTTAATATAATTTAAACCCCATGTATTATAATATAAATTAGCTGCCATATTAACTTGTTCTAAATCATTATAAATATCATGTGGAATATTTTGATTAGATAAATAAATATTTAAATTATTTTGTAAATCATTAATATTATTAAAATTAAGAGCATCGATTAATTCAAGGCGTTTAATATTATAATTTAAATCATCATCATTTAAAAGATTTTCTGTATTTTTATTAATAGATAATTGTATAATTCTATTTTCATTTTCAATAGTTTTATATTTTAAAGCAAATGCTAAATGATCAGAACATTTTTCTAAATCTTCATTTAAAATTTTAAATACTAAATGTCTATTATTACCAATATGTAAAGTATTTAAATCAATATTATTAATATTATTATATCCAATAATTTTTACATTATCTTTAAATTGTTTACACATAAATTCTAAATCAATACAAGCAGTATTACATAATAATGTATTAATATATGCTAGAGAATGAATAAATATTGTACCAACGAAACCAGAATCCGGAATATAAGAGAAATGTCCTTTACCATATTTTGCAATATTAACTAAAAGATTTGTATCTAAATTATTACCAAATCCAAATGTATAGATATTGGGCGAAGGTAAATTACTATCAGACATAACCATTAATTTTCTCTGAAGAGTTTCTAAAATACCTCTTGGAGGAGTTAAATGAGAACTGGGAATACCATCCGTTAATAATAATAATGATTTAATACGATTGATATTATTTTTATCAATATAATATTGATTTAGTCCCTTGTTTAAACCAGCCCATATATTTGTTGCACCAGCAGTTTGTAAACTATTTATTTGCGATTTAATTATTCTTTTATTAGAATCATTAATATGTGTTAAATCACAAATTGTTTGTGCATCATTTGAAAAGGTTATAATTGATATTCTATCAGAAGGTTTCATAGATTCTAAAATAGTATTTAAAGCATGTTTAGTAATATCTAAAATACTAAATCCAATATCAACAGACTCACCATTTTGTTGTATTTTAGCAGATGTATCCATAGATCCAGAAATATCAATAACAGCAACAATATCAACCGGTGGCGAATTTACTTCATTTTCATGAATATTAATATTTAATTTAAAATATGAATATTCATCAACAATATATTTGTCAACAGATAAATTAATAGGAATTTCATTTATTTTAAAAGTATTTTCAGTAGATGTATTCAATAAATTATTATTATTTGAAGAATTATTATTATTTGATATTGATGATTGAATATTATTATTATTAAAATTTGTAATTAATTCTAATAGAGAACGATTTGGTTTTAAATGACTACAATGTAAATAATTTCTAGTGATTGGCGAAGTATTATTATTTTGCAACCATTGCATAATAGCATCATATTCATAAGTATTACCATCATTATCAATATGAGGATTAGTCATAATATTATGAGTAATAGGACATAAAAATGATTCCGGGATAATAGTATTAGATGACATTATATAAATTAAAAAAATATATAAAAAATCATTTTTTTATTTTAATAATGTTTTATTATCATCATCGTATTTTATATTATCATAAATAGCATCTAATAAATTTTGATTAAAATTATTATCTTGATAATTATCAACATATTGTTTTTTTAAAATAGTATTTAAAAATTCTTTTATATCCCAAGAATTTTTATTTTGACTATTGCCAATTTTTTCATAAACATCATCACCATTTTTATGTAATTTGTTAAAAGTTTCTATTATCCCATTTTTATCGGTTTTATTATTATAAGATGTAGTCCATAAATTATCACCAGATAATATAGTGTGTCTATATTCTATTTTATGTGTTATATTAGCGGGTGAATCAATATTGTCTTTACTAAATGTTATAGAAGAAGAAAAATTAGTCATTGTCTACTTTATAAGATATTTTATATTATTATATAATTTTATTTTACTCTTATATCTGAATATACATTATTTAAACATTCAATACCACCATCAGATTTGCATGTTTTATAATCCTTGTATAACCATTTAGCAAATTTTTCTTGATCATTATATGTAGATGTATTTGGCATAGTATAAAATATTAAATGTAAATTATTCTTACCATATATGTTATTATATGTATCATTGTTCATACTATTATCCAAAATATTATTTATTTTTTCTTTTATATGTTTATTATCAATAGAACAATTTTTATATTCATCATAACAAACACTATCATATATATTATTATTCATTAATGGATTACTTTTTGTTGGTCCGACACAAATATTATTGTCAATAATTTTCAATTTTTTTTTATCAAAAAAATCTTCATTTAAATGTCGCAACTCATTTTGATATTTATATAATAAAATAGATAAAATTAACATTATTATAACAAATAACATTATATTACTTCTATTAGTTATTAATGCTAATAATATACCGAAAAATAATATTATTCTCATTAATGTATTTAATTTTTCTTCATCAGTCATATTATTATTAAAACTAAATTGTAATTTAATTAATTCACTTATATCAGATGTCCAAAACATCTATTATATTCCTATATTATTATTGTATTTTCTTTTTAGAACAAAATTATTTATTCAACAGATTCTAAGTCATTATTTTTCAAGTCTTTTTTTTGTGCCGCTAATTTTTTTTTTAATTTTTTTTGTGCTGCTAATTTTCGTAAAGCAGATTCATTAAAAGTA